GCGATACACATAAAAAACAAAGAAGAAAAGTTATTCATATCAGTTTTATATAATCTTCCACACACAACGCTGGCTAAACATAAAGATGCTACTAAAGATAATTCAGGTTGGTTTACTTGTGCTATATCTTCCGCGTAGCTCATCATTTTTTTCATAATTCCAGGAGGATTAAGTAAATCTTTTGGTCGATCTATAGTTTGTATGACTTGGCTATATAAAGGTGCAATCTTATTTTTTCTTTCATGTGTTTTTTTGATGTTGAAAACTACATTGTCGATCTCTTTTTGTGGTAGTGGCGGGCTGTTTTGTGTGTTCCAAGATTGCAAAAAAAACTTGGCAAACTCTTCATTCACATTTTTTGAGATTAAATACCCAGCAATCCGAGCGGCTGCGTCGTTACGTGATCCCTCGATTACACCATCCAAACTAAAAGGAGCAGTTGCAGGTTTACCATTATTAACAGATGAACCCGTTATTTGTTCCCATTCTTTTTCTGTAAAATCGGGTAAATCGTTAAAATCAAATAAATCCCAATCGGGTAATGTGAGCGGTTTGTATAATTGGCCGTTGGCGTGCCGATTATAGGGAGCGATAATCAAACCGCCCACGCCCCGAATATCTATCATCCTTGATAGTTGTGTTTCATTGGTTCTTCGAGAAACAAATGTAGTGTAGTTTTCTGGGTTGTTGTAGTAATAATGCATCCCCTTCCCAGTACGGACTTTGTAAGGAGTTACTGGTAAATTTTCTTGGACCCACTCCATACTTTCTGGGCTATCGGCATCAACAACAATAAAATCACCGCATATTAAAGCAACTACTAAATCATCACGATCTTTGAACCAGTCCTCAACTATTTTTCGTTTTGGTCTTGCGCTTTTGTACTGCTCCCAAGAGCCTAATGTTTTAGGTGGTTTTTTATCTTTTCTTTGTAAGGGAACTACATTTAATCCCTCATCATAATAAGCTAGTGCAAGATCAAGTGGTTTCTCTTCTTCCGTTAGATTCAGTTGAAACATCAGCTCCCTTAATAATTTCTTTTAGTTCCCCATATATGGATTCAAAATCCAAACGACCTCCAGTCGCTTGTATAATTTTTTTTGCTTGCTCAATAGAGGGTTGTCGATAACCATAACGCCAAGCACGTATTGAGGCTTCAGAAATGCCAAATAATTCTGATGCCGTCTTATGACCGATAAATTTTATGTATTGTTTCAGGGTATATCTTTTCACTTCTCTCTCTGTAAATTTTGGAAAGACCCCTACATTTTCCAGGCTAAGTAATTCTTTCTTAGCAATCTCTCGCATCCGAAAGTTATAGTTAGCATACCAAACAATATTTAGTTTTGACAATAGTTTTTCCTCAAATAATACTAGACATAGAGTAGACTAGCTTTTATACTAATGCAACAGGAGGAAAAGCTAATGTCGATTCAAGAAAGAATAGTAAAACCTAATGAGTTGGTTGACCAACAAGGGGTTAAGCTTTTAGTTTATGGTGCAGCAGGAGCTGGTAAAACATCTCTTTGTGCTAGCGCACCAGGTCGTGTGCTCATGATAAGTATGGAAAGTGGTTTGCTTTCTATAAGAGATCGTGAGAATGTTGATGCTATCGAAGTCAAGGAAGCATCAGAGATTATGGACATACATGATATGTTGAAGAATGGTGAACTGCAATACGATACGGTTTGTCTTGACTCCGTATCAGAGATGTCTGAAATATTACTTAATTTTGAAAAACAACGTCATAAAGATCCACGTATGGCTTATGGTAATGTTCAAGAAACAGTTACAAATGTTATGCGTGCTTATCGAGATTTACAAATGCACGTGGTTTTTGTTTGCAAGATGGAGAAACAAAATGTAGACAACGTAATGCAGTATGAACCAAAGATGGTTGGTACTAAATTAGGGCAGTCAATAACATATTTTTTTGATGAAGTTCTTGCACTAAGAGTTATTGAGGACCAAGATGATGACGGTCAAGTGGTAAAAAGAAGATGGTTGCAAACTGATGTTGGCCAAGGGTACACCGCAAAAGACCGCTCAGGTAAGCTTGAGCCGTTTGAAGAACCTAACCTAGTTGATGTAATTACTAAGCTAGGATTCACTACACAATTACAATCTATAAAAGGAGGAAAAAATGGAACGTGATTTTGATGGGGTAGATTTTGTTAATGAACCTACAACTAGACCAGCACAAATAGAGGTTGCGCCTAGCGGAGAACATATAGCAAAAATTATAGATGCAGAAAAATACAAATCGCAGGCAGGCAACTGGACCCTGCGTGTAGTCTTTCAAATTGAAGGCGGTAAATACAGAGATCATAAGGAATGGTATAACTTATGGAACCCAGATCCAGATGCTAAAAGAATATCAAATGAGATATTTAGTGCTTTAGCAAAGGCTGTAGGCTTCAAACAGTTTCCAACCTCTGTTTTATCTTTCGTTAATAAACAACTTGTTTTAGATGTAATACAAGTACCAGATTCATTTACAAATAATGAAGGTAACGAGATTCAGACTACTAGGCTTAAAGTGTTAAATTATAATAAGTTCGACGATGGCTCACCATCTGTCGGAAAACCTACATTGTAGCTTACCCCTACCCGCTCAATGTAGTTGGGAGTCTTCGGACTCCCTTTTTTTTTAGAGCGAGAAATTTAACTTTTGGTAGCAAAGTATATGAAAAACTACCTGGGATATGAAGCAAACTTCTCGCTGACTTATTTGTTTTCTGTTTTGTACTCCTGGCCGTATTCAAATTCTAGTAACTTTATAGCACAATCAATAATCTTACATACGTCCTTAGATCCGTCTTTATCTTGATGCCTGGTAGCGTATTTTACTATATTAAATTCTAAAGCATTTAACTTATTTTTTTGTGCATATTCAATAGGTTGGATTGGATATTTGAGATAGTGGTTCCCACCTGCTTGTTTTTTAAGACTTTTCATTTTTTTCTTTGTAATCCTTAAATTCACACAAGGTCAGGAAAAGTTCGTTCCTGATAGTTTCTTCTTTTGCTTGAGCAACCGCTAAATCAGTTTCTAGTTGTTTGATTCTTTTTTTGTAATAGTCTTTATTTTTTATAGAAGGCTCAATCATCTCTCTATGTGTGCCCCACTTCATAATTTTTTCACCTTCCAAACTCTGTACATATGCTGATCAAGTTTCAGCTCCTCTTTACAAATTCGCCACCTAGCTCTATAGCCTGGACAATATTTATTTATCGCGTTCTTCAAAGCACCAGCTTCTTTTTTTGTGAGTAATACAGAATCACCATCTTCCATCTCTAGTACAATTCTATAATATTTCCCATTCGGTATTTGTGGTACGCCCTTATCAATTTTCATAAAAGATCCTCATTTTATTACTGACTATTTTCCAGGTAGTATTTTTTTCGATATTCATTTGTTTAATTCAACCTCTACTAAATCAGGCGTATTATATACGCTGGCTTCTTTACCATTTTTTACAGCGTTGTATTCTCCAAGTAAACGCTCTAGCTCTAACCAACCTCGCTCAAGATCTGCGGCTTTCATTTTAAAAATTTTTGAAGCATAAGGAGGTTTTTTCTCTTGTGCTACAAAAAAGAAGTCTTGTACCTCAAAGCCAGCCCTTTCAAAGCCTTGTTTGTACCAAGCTGCTTGTAGATCATATTGGTATTTTCTTATTGAGTTAGTAAACCCACGTAGCGAACAATCAGTAGTAGTTTTGTAATCAACAAGAATAATTCTATTCTGGCTGTAAACACCTTGCAGAGGGTAACGCACAACATCGGCTTTTACTTTCAAAAACGTTTCCCCCTCCCACCAGTAGATTGCTCGCTCGTAAGGAAAATTAAACTGAGGTGGGTATTCGTTGCTTGAAGGCTGTAACATTTTTTTGGCTTCTGGTATCAAGGCTTCGTTCATAGCAAATATTTTTTGCCTATCTTCTGTAGAGATAACGGTCAGACCACGGGCCTCAAACTCAGCACGTGCTTCTTTGTTGGCCCTAGTATATGGTGAGCCTGATAAACAAGCGATTTCATTGTTAAAAGTTG